AGGAGACGCAACTACATTTACGTTAAGCCACGTCCCTATGATGTCAACTGTCAGATAGAAGACACCTATGTCATTCCCATAGTTGTCTACGAGACTACCATCAAACTCCATGTCTAGTTCAGGATTTCTATCTGATACCCTTCCTAGAAGTGATAGACGTCCATGCTGAGAGACTGTTAGTACAAAGGAGTCTGCTGTTACATCTATCAGATGCGTCCAGGTTCCACCCTCCATTGTTACTGTCGCTACAACAGGATCTGCCGTTATAGATACATTAGCAGCTACTGAGTATAGACCCTGAACCATGTGAGTTATACCAGTTATATTAGTATAACCTGTAGCATCTGTAGTTGCTGCATCATCTCCTGTCTTATAGTACAGATCTTCTCCATCAGCGCTTGCATGTGTAGGAACAGTTGTAGATGGTAGGTGGAAAGCTATTACTATATTTTTAGTCTCATCTAGCGAATATGTTATCTGATCAGACGTCAAGCCACCAGTAGAAACTGTCCCACCTGCAGATGCACTGAAGAGAACCTGTACTTGCGTCCCATCGAAGTCGTAGGCATCTCCAACTCCAACATGACCTATATAGATCTTGTTGAAAGACCAGTCGGCATCTTTATATCCCAACTTAAGCGTAAAGGTAGTAGCGGACGCAGCGAGAAGACTAGCAGGAATAACAAGCCTAGCTGTATGGTTATTCCAGGTATCTGATGTTCCCCAAGTTGTCTGTTCGTATATAGTTGCCATTGCTTACCCTTTGTTCAAAATTTGAACAGAGTTATGAAATGCGAACTTCTATTGAACTAATCGTAGCTGTTCCACCATCAGCCTGAGTCTGCTCACCACCGAAGTCGATATAGCCAATGATTGGGTCAGCTACTGTAACGCCACCTGCTGTCACTGTGTCATCAAAGATGATAGCGCCAGGGGTTGGGCCGATAGAGCCAGCAGCTGCTGTCCAAGTCACATTACTCCAGGTGATCTCGCACCTATCGTCTGTATCATCTTCCGTGACAGCTACACCTGCCAATGTCTTGGTGTTCTGAGTATACCCAAAGCCAGTTGCCAACTCACTAGCACTAACATCTGCATACCCGTGGTGCGTGTCCTTATTGAACGTGAAGCCTGTGTCCATAAGGATGATCTTGAACGAGTCGTTTGCGAAGTCGATGATCTTACTCGCCAACAGAAACTTCAGTTTGTTACTCGCAGTGCTTGCCATCTTTCTTCCTCCTTATCCCTTCTTTAGTTGTTTTCTTCTCTCGACCATTATATCTATCTGCCTATCATTAGACAAGCAGTACCAAATACGAGCATAGTTAGAGCCTCTATATATAGACAGAATTACTACCATAGGTATATACAGCGCTATATTCACGTACATAGTATACACCAAAAAGAAAGCGAACCATACACTTAAACAGTCTGCACAGTCCATCAGATGCTTCTCTTTCCTTTTACTGTATAACGAAGGTGTATTCTCTGTCAGCCATTCTCGCTGCCCCTGGAGAGGTGCAGCTTCTAGCCACAGATGCACCAGCGCATCACACGCTACTATTCCACATACGATTTCCAGCCACATACGCACTCCTTTGTCATTTGTGTACTATTGCAACACGCCTTCTTTATCTTCAGCGTCTTTCCACAAGCAGGGCACTTTTCGTCCAGGACAGTATCAGACGACAGAAACACAGGTGTCTCGTCGAGAGCTAGAAGCTCCTGATAGACCGCAAACGCATGAGTTATATTCCTCGTCAGTCCTGTCTCTACAAATATCTTTGTAGCCTTCTGTATCTCAAGAAGGCGGAACCTGAAGTCTTCTTCACTAATCTTCTTCATAATAAAGCAGCCACACAGCAGCCTGCAGCTAACGACTCTGCAGTTCTCTCATCAGTAATAGTCCCTATCGTAGGTCCATAGCACTCAGTGCAAGTAGCCCCATGTCCTATATTGCTTGTCTCTACCAAATAGGTAGTACCATCACAGCTATAGTGGCTAGTTGTAAAATGGCAACTATAACCCCATCCAGGATCAAGATAGCAGTCGTGTTCTTCGATAATACTATATGCAGCATTATGAGAGTCCCAGTTTGCATTTATAGCTAGTGTGATAGAACTAACAATAATCCCTGTGTTGTTTACTACACTAATAGTAGGGTTCTGTGCGCATCCTACATTCGTCGCAGGCGCTGTATATTCTCCTGTAAGAGGGTCTATAGAACCGCCACCTGAGTCTATCCTCCACACCCAGTTATCAGGAAGTGTAGACGATACAACGCCACCAGGATCTATATATGTCAAGGTCTGCTGTGCATCAGTATGCATCTCTAGCGAGACATAGCCTATAGTCCCTACCAGCGATCTTCTACTTGCTCCTGGACCGTCTAGTTGAGGCTGTCTATGCCAATGCCCACAAGGGATGTGGCCTCCTGTATTTCCCTTACTCCCCTTCACCTGACTGCTAGACCATACCTGTGG